GCCTCAGGCGTCTCCTTGATCACCTGCATCTTTCCTACAATTAGGATATCCTTGTTTGCCTCGAGGAGTGCCTGATTATCGATATTCTCTCCAAACGGGCGAGCCGACTGATGAGGCACACGGTTCAGACTTCCATCCATCATACACTCGTTGTAAATTTCAAGGAACTTCTTTTCATCCTTTTGTATGTGTGCGCGCATCAGGTCACGAGAATGCCTGGCGAAATTCCAGGCAACCCATGAACACTGATTTGAAGAGATCTCTGCAAACTCCTTATCGGTCTGTGCGGGAACGTTCATTTTTTGCTTTGAGTATGATACCTGGTATGTCGCATGGCAATTCAATTTTTTTGGCAAAGGCAGGCTAAAGTCTCTATGTGGAATTATCTGAAGATGACAAAGTTAACGCTTGCTAATGGTACGGGTTTTGTAGAGTGTATGGAGGTCTTTGGGTCGGACCTGACGGTTGTCAATGCGGCACGCGTCTCCTTTGCGAATGAGTCAAAAGAACTTTCGGAGCGCGACAAGAAGCTTATTGTATACTTGGCGAAGCACGGGCACATCAGTCCCTTCTTTCACCCGCAGATTCGGCTGCGCCTCAAGATGCCGATTTTTGTGGCACGCGAATGGTTTCGCCACACGGTCGGATTCGCTCGGAATGAGGTCTCTCGGCGCTATGTAGACTTCGAGCCTGAGCTGTTCGCTGCGAGCGAGTGGCGGGAGCGCGATTCGAATAAGAAACAGGGGTCAAAGGCGGATGCCGTTGAGTGTAACGATGAGGTTTCACAGCTCGTTGGTGACTGGAATAAGGGGGCGATTGAATTGTATAAGACGCTACTGGAAAAAAAGGTGGCACCTGAGCTGGCGCGCACTGTTCTTCCTCAGAATATGTACACGGAGTTCATTGAGACTGCGTCGCTCTCGGCATATGCTCGTCTTTGTAAGCTTCGTCTGGATCCACAAGCCCAGGCGGAGATTCGTGAGTATGCCACTCTGGTGTCAAAGTTATTGGAGGAGCAGTTTCCTGTCTCATGGGCGGCTCTCACGACGACGCAAGACAGTTAATCCATTGTTATTCACAAGGCGGATATCAACAAACCACTGAGGATTCTTAGCGAGGAATTCCTCTATGGCAGGCTGTAAACCTTTGGTGATTTCTTCACGTGGAAATCCAGATGATTTCACTTGCTCATCAATATTATAATATGTAGATTCTCTGACAGATTCACCGTCAATTGCGTCTATTGTTGTGTCATGTAAAATCATATATTTGGTGACGTAAGGCTCCCAGTAGTCAAGTTCCCGTTTTAGTTGTCCATACACATGCCATGTATCAATAAAAAGAAGATCTGTCTTTTCTCTCTCTACTTTTAGATCACTCTCTTCAATAAAACGGGCGTTTACGCTTTCTTTGTGGCAGAGTGTAATAAACGAATCCATTTGAGATGATTTATAAGGATCCACTAAAATATATGTGTTTTCAGGAGTTCCAACAAGGGCTGCTGCAAACGCATAGGAACTGGTTATATTGCGAACACCGCATTCTATGATATGTTTACAGTGTTTAGCGTAGGCGAGTAGAATGGGAAGATGCTGGTTTATATCAGAGGGCTCACTGTATTTCTTATGATACAATTCGAGAAGACTCATTTATTCTAATGATAAAAAGTCCTTTAGATATAGTTAGCGTTCAGAATCACTGTCTGGAAAATCGGCTATGCGATCATTTTCTCTGTCCAAGCGACCACAGTACTTGCCTACACCGCCATCTGGTTGGACTGTGTAGAGTTTATCCTTCTCTGAATTCAAATAGTATTTACGACCAGCGTGCTCTATTTTGCGCACACTGATTGTAATACAGGGAAGGTCTTGTAGCGGTGGCTCTGTTGATTCTGTAGCTAGCGGCTGTATTTCTTGAGGCTGTGCTTGGACCACCTTTTTGGGTTGACGCTTTGCTTTGACTGGTACTACTTGTACTGGTGCTGTCACTTCAGGTGCTGTTGTCACTTGAGATACTGTCGCCGCTACCTTAAATGTTCGCTTCTTTACTGTTTTTGTGGGGCTTGCTGTCTCTGCTGAACTTGTCAGTGGGCTTATCACCGGACTGCTAGCTTCTTGTGCTTTCTTTGCCTTCGCCATGTTCTCGTCACTAGGATTTCCATAGACAGTCCGTTTTAGATCATACCATGCCGATCCATAAATATGACTCAGCGGCGGTATTCCCTCAGATACAATACCATGCTCTAATGCCGCGCCGCCATCACACACACTACACAGACCCCCTGCCACTGTTCGCTTACACCTCTCCTCTGTGTAAAAGTAATGTTTTCCATCGCCAAATAGGAGGCGCTCATTTGTTCTTCGCCCAAGACATTGTGATGCCATTTTGTTAGTTATTTGCTACCACAAATAACGAGCCAATTTTTTCAGGTCCTACTGTAGTATGGGCACGTTTGTAGATACACCTAGTCTTCCGGCTATATCAAAGAAAAATGTACTGTTTTACAGTCTCTTTACCATTGTGTGGTGGGTTTCCATCTGGGGTTTATCTGAGACCCTCATGTTTTACATGGTAAAAAATTCCCTTATGTACCGCGCGGTAATTTATTCAGGACTCCTTCTTCTTGTAATTGTTATGATCTTGGTAGATCCTAAACTAGTTGAGTACTTATAGACCCCCTCGAAGTCTTAGAACGAGGTGGAGTGTAGACTCCTTCTGAATATTGTAGTCACTTAGAGTCCTGTTGTCCTCTAACTGCTTACCTGCGAAGATCAGGCGCTGCTGATCAGGCGGGATGCCCTCCTTGTCCTGGATCTTCTGCTTGACATTCTCTATACTGTCGCTCGGCTCAACATCAAGTGTTATCGTCTTGCCTGTTAGGGTCTTCACAAAAATCTGCATTCTATATTTCAGCCGGACATTTTCTCTGCTTCAGAAGTACGAGAGCGTATTTCAATTTTATTACAATAATCTCGCACTCGGATCCGTCACACCAGGGCTCCACTTGGGCATCCAAAAATACGGAACATTTGTCTTTTCAGACTGTTTGCCATACCACGTGTAATAAATATGTCTGTAATAATACTGTTCCTTTGTCTGTGGTAACGGAGCGATCCATTCTGTTGCCGCCCGTTCTTGCCAGTTCTCAGGTACAAGCTCTTCTACGCGCTCGGCAATTTCTTCGAACCATGACTTTTCTGTACTTGATACACCATCACTGAACGCCTCCTTTCTGCGCCAAAGCACCGACGGCGGCAAAGTCTTCCCATCGTCAAACGCACGACGTAGGATCCACTTCTCTGGGAGTCCATCCTTCATAGGGCGGCGCCACTCTGTAGCAACTGAGCGCGCAACGGCAACAAATTGCCGATCCAAAAACGGAGTTCTCGGCTCCAAGCCATGGCTGCTGATACTGCGATCAGAGCGCAGAACATCAAAATAATGGATGTCCTTCAAGAGTCGTTCAGATTCCTCTTCAAACTCCCTGTCAGAAGGTGCTCTGTAAAAATAGAGATAGGATCCAAACAGCTCATCAGATCCATCGCCATTAAAGACAACCTTACACTCCGTGAGCTTCTTGATTTCTCTTGACACAAGCCAGTTTCCAACGCTGGCTCTTACAGTTGTCGTATCATAGGATTCAATATCGTGAATGACCTTCGGTATGGCGGCAAAGAAGTCGTCGGCGCTGAGAAGAATCTCTGTATGATCGGACCCAATCCATTCTGCCACAAGCTTCGCGAACTTCATGTCCGTTGAACCAGGCATTCCAATACAGAATGTCTTCAGCGGCGGCTTTCCTAGCTCTCTCAGATTCTTCGCAACAAGTGATGCGATTAAACTGCTATCAACACCACCTGATAAGAGCGCAGCGACCGGTCGCTCTGTCATAAGGCGCTTCTTAACTGCTTGCTCCAAAGCAAAGCGTATGGCGGCAGATGCCATATCCAGACCATTCGGATGAGCAGGTGTAAACATTGGGTTCTTGAGCCAGGTTTGCGTATGATATGTCTCTATTCCTAGACGTGTAGTATCACTTAGACTATAGATTTGAAAAGTACCAGGAAAGACAGGGCTGATGGTAGAACAATAAGGAAAAAGAGCTTTTATTTCACTGGCAAAGATGCGTGTACAGATTACACCTTCCTCGTCATATGCGAGTCCCATGTACAAGGGTCTTACGCCATAAGGATCACGAGCTACGATCACACGATTGCGCTTCTCATCTACAATCGCGATAGCAAAGACACCGTCCAATGATCGGAAGAGTGATTTCAAATTGTCAGCATACTTGTTATAAAGATGCCCAATGACTTCGCAATCACTTCCTGATACAGTAATGATTTCATGCTCATCCTTGAGAGCTTCTGAATTGTAGATTTCACCATTACACATCCAGTGAACACCGGACGATGACCACGGTTGCATGCCGAGCGGATTCAGACCATTAATTGCCAGACGTGTAAATCCCATCTTTGCGAATCCGCTTATATCAATAATCCGCGATCCTTCCGGACCACGCGCTGTCAACTTGCTGAGTCCGTTTTCTGGCTTTAAAGCGACTAGACCTTTTCCAAGAAGCATCCAAATTCCACACATTCTTTCTTAGAAAAAATATAAGGAAAAGACAGAATGGACGCAAGCGATATCATCAAGAAATTACAGTCACAGGCGCAGTACCGATTTTACAAGGAAACGCTTGCCGTTACTGCGCCCAGTGTAAATATCAGTACGTGCGGCGCAATCATAGCAGGAAGAACAGGTGTAGCAGTAAATTTTCCCAGTTATATAGATAAACAGCTCATGCTTCAAGGAAAACTGTATTGTAGTTCGTGTACAAATTCATGTGGCTGTTGAGTTCATAACAATATATCGTAGAGTTTTCTTACGAGGGAGGAAACTGTGGACCTTTTGATCATAGAAACTTGTCTTCATGGGCGGTGTTGAGGATGGTGTAGCATCCTTGTACAACTGTGTAAGATTTGATGAAAGTGCTACTGCCGTTTCCTTAAGACGAACAGAGATCCAGAGTGAATCATCAAGTGGCACAGTTTCAAAGAATCCAGCTTCATTTTCAATTGTTCGCCGCTTATACTCAAGGTCAGAAAACCCCTCTTTCAAGAGCAATTGTAGATCTTCAAGTGACATTTTATTGTAGACTTTGAGTGCGGGCTTCGATTTCAAATTTACCGTATGTTTATACTAAGAAGGATGAATCTTAACCTAGATGGACCTCTTTATGAGCTCGTATCACGAGGAAATAAAGATGTATATTTTCAAGAGGACTCTGCTGATGCGCAAAGCCTTTTTGATAACCGATATGGACCTACGGCGCCTGTCATTCATGAATTGAGACGCCTTCCGCCTCTTAATTCAGTGGAATTTGGTCGCTCTTCCGAATTTCAATTGGAAGTTGCTGGCGACTTTATTGTTTCACCAACACTGGTCGTTGACTTGCCATCTTGGTTGCCGCCGAATTATGTTGGGCTCAATGGAAAGGGCGTTGTTCAGGACAGTGCTGGTGTCTCCTATGGATATACCAGCGGGATTGGCTATTTCTTATTTGAGAAGATTCAAGTATTACAAGACAATATTCTGCTACAGGAATTCAGCGGCGACGCTCTCTGGATTCAAAGTCGGTCTCGCGGATCTCTGAATTCTGCTTTCTTGGAAGATAAGCTAGTGGGTATACATAATGGCTCTGTGCTTTCTATCGGTCGTAATGCTACGCCTGGACGACTTCGGGTGCCTTTACCACTCATTGGATGCCAAGGGCTGGAAGAAGGGGGGTTCCCTTCTCTCTGTTTACCCAATCAGCAGTATAAAGTGCGTGTCTGGTTGCGGAAACTCGAGGATCTTGTGGAGGCGAGTGATGGCAGAGAAAAACCTACACCCTGGGGATCAATGCTGCGTGTTCAGACAGAGAGGGACGGCGGCTTTACGTCATTTACAGCATTGGATCGTCTTCTTATCGGTGCGCCCACAATCTATTTGGAGACACGCCATATCTATACGAACGACGAGACCCGTGCCGCGCTTCGCGCATCATCGCTTGATATTCCCTTTGAGCGTATTTATGAAAATGTCTTCTCGCAGAATCCCCAGGACTATGCGGCGGCTGCGCCTTTTCTGACACGTATCTTGGATGCCACACACCCCTGCTCACGAATTATTCTGGCTTTCAGATCATGGGTGGACCTGCGGGCGAATCGGCTCTGGAAACTCCAATCAGATTCTGCGACGGGTGAATATTACTCTGGATTGAAGCTTCTGATTGCGGGGCGGGATAGGACGCAATTCTGGAGCCCTCTTATCTGGAATAGCCTAGATAATTACGCAAAGGAGGAACGTGATTCAGGGATGCGCCTTGCGACGATTAACTTTGGTTTCGGTGAAAAAAAGGGAGTGCGGATGCCTACCTACAATCGGCAGCCCGATGGTACCATCAACTTTTCTACGGCAGATAAACCGACACTTTTTATGCAGCTCACTGATATTGTAAATGGAACGAAGCGATCTGAACTGCGTGTCCTTGTAGAAACATGGGCTGTTTTCTCTGTCTCGGATGGTCGTGGTGGATTAAAGTTTGGCAACTAAGTAAAGCAATGAGCAGACCGCGCGGCGATATAACAACACTCTTGGACCTCACCGATCGTGATGACCAAGATTCCTTTTTTTCTCCTGTAGATCCCGCTGTTTCATGGTTTACACGCGGCGCAAAACGTCGTTATACACCCTTTACACCCTGTATACAAGAGTTCGCATATCGTGGTCCCGCATCCTTCGGACAGCGGATCTCTTTTGATCTCAAAACCCAGACATCAGGTGATCTTGTACACGCCGCCTTTCTCCAAATCAAGTTAGCACATTGGTTAAACTTATCCGCACAGCTACAAGTCGCATCTGG